AGACCTAAAATAGTAGAGTGATTTAAGTTTATTCATACCATACCAATGAACATCATTTACATACTGCATATATTCATCGTGTATTCCTTGACCTTCAGTTGCTTTTGGTAAAGTAAAAAATAAATTTACAGATTGTGCTTGACATATAAACTGTTGTCGTTGATATGCATGTTCAACAACCCATATCTGATTTATTTCATTTGCAGTTTTAAATATTTCTTTTTCATCATCAGTAAGAATATCTAAATGTTGTACAGACCCGTCAGACCCTGCAATGTCCTTCCATGTTTCTTCTAGCTTCTTACCTTTTAATCCTTTTGTTTTAAAAATCTTTTCCAAATATTTGTTCCTAACTTGATAAGTGCCTGATAAAGTTTTGTGAGTATAGCAATTAGCTCTATAAGGCTCAATACTAGGAGAAGTACCACTACATATAATCCCACTACTAGCATTAGGAGCAACAGCAAGTAAGTTAGCGTTTCTACGACCCGTACCATGAATATCAGGAGCTTCTCCCCTTTCAATAGCCAACTCTTTAGTCGCTTCAGTTGCCCTTGATTTAATATAGACAAAAGCTTTGTGGTTAAAGCCAGTTGCGAAAATACCCTCGAAAGGTATGTTTTTAGATTGTAGATATGCATGAAACCCCATTGCACCCAAGCCAAGACTTCTTTCTCTATATGCCGAATAGGCAGATTTAGTATATCCTTCTTTACCTTCTTTAATATATTTGTTAAATCTGTTGTAATTTGCACTATAACCTCCAAGTTGTGATGTATCTACTGCATTTTCTATGTAATGTTCTATTACATTATCAAGCATAGTAATTAAATCTGATATAAAATTTTCATCTTTAGACCAAGAATCAAAATGTTCTAAATTAACAGAAGATAAACAACATACTGCTGTCCTTTCTTCATTAGTTGGTAATGTTATTTCAGAGCATAAATTACTTTGTCTTATTTTTAATCCTAAATCTTTTTGTTCTTTGGAAAGAGCCTCATTACAAGTATCAATATTAATCATGTAAGGCTCTCCAGTTTCAGCACGAGCATTTATTATTTGAAACCATAAATCTCTAGCATTAATAGTTTTAACAGCTTCATTAGTTTTAGGGTCAATTAATCTCCAGTCTTCATCATTTTTAACAGCATCTAAAAATGAATTAGTTATGTTAATTCCATTATGTAAGTTAAGACATTTACGATTAATATCTCCACCTGATTCTTTTCTAATGTTTATAAACTCTTCAATCTCTGGATGTGATATATCCATATAAGCAGCATAAGAACCTCTTCTAGTAACACCTTGATTAAAAGCTAACATTTGAGAATCTACTACATGCATGAATGGAATAGAACCAGTTGATTTAGAGCCATGAGTAGTAGATATACCATTACTCCTAACATCTCCCCAAAATCCACCAATGCCTCCACCTGAACTTGCCAACCATATATTTTCATCATAGTGAGCAGATAAACCAGACCTGCTGTCAGGAACATAATTAAGAAAGCAACTGATAGGTAGCCCACGAGTTGTTCCCCCGTTACTAAGAATAGGAGTGCTAAACATGAACCAACAGTCGGAACTGTAGTTATAAAGTCTTTGAGCCAATTCATAATCTGTTTCTCCTTTATATGTTGCACCAAATACTGATGCTCTTGCAAATGCTTCTTGGGCATGTGTCTCTTCATCCCAAAAATATCTATCTTTTAATGTATCTAAACTAAATTTATCAAAATTTTTTTCTTTATCATAATCTATTACAATTCCTAAGTAAGATTTAGTTCCTATTTTATCTTCAACCATTATTTTATTTCTCCATCCCAATCCTGATAATTTAAATATATAGCTATTATAGCATAGTGTATAATTTTATACAAGTCTAAATCATTATGTCCTTTCTTTTTACCATATCTCATAGCATACTTCATTATATTACCCATTACAAAACCTTCTCCATGTCCTGCATCTAATATTATATCCGTAGCCTGATACTTTTGATTTGCATAATGTTGATTATATGTATCATCTATATGATTTTGTATTTGTTTTATTATTTTATCTTCATTAAATTTATATTTCATTTCCGTACCACTCATAATTTTTTACTAACTGCCAGTATTTTAATATACTGTTAAACATTTCTTTATGTTTTTCATGAGACTCTTCATCCCATATATGACATAATACTATACTTGTATCAGCTCTGTCAACAAATATAGATACTCTTGTAGGATTATCTATATTACAGCCTTGAGCATAAGCAGAGAGTTGCATACCATGTTCATCATAAACTAATCTAGCAGGGTCTTTACCTTTAAGGTTGTCTTTAGTTTTAAAGTCCACAAAAATACCGGACTCTGAATACAAGTCTATCTTGCCACCATAACCTTGATTAGCACAAAAAGAATCTTCTGCTATCCAATCTTCATTAGGAAAGTTTTCATCTAGCCATGCTTGAATAATTTTGTAAGGTTTAGATTTACCTTTACCAAGAAAACCTTTTTCTATTTGAGCATGTATTTTAGTTCCTTCTTTGGCTGCTTTTAGTCCTATATTTTTAGCATCAGATTTACATTTATAAACAAATGATTCTAATGTTTCATCATTATAATTAGCTGCTAAATTAATTGCAGATTTTATAGCTTGTGTAATCTTCCAATTTTCTAGTGCAGGTTTAGCAACCATACCTAGAATAGTAGTTACAGAAGGAACGAGTCCTAAACTTTTAGCATCTCTTAATGTGGTGTTTCTTTCTTTACCATTAGCACCAATAAGAGTATACATAGGTTCTCCCTCTTGGGTATACCAATGTCCAGACTCTGATGTAAATTTATTATAGTTATCTAATTTAGATTTGTCAAGTTGTTTATTCATTTTCTAAATCCTCAAATGTTTTATAGACATCTGATGTAAATAATTTTTGTATATTAACTAGCCACATACGACTTGCTTTATGGTCTCCACCACTTACAGATTTCTTAAAGTCTAATTTTTCTATTAGCTGTTTAAGTTTTGGAACATCAAATATAAATGTACAAAATATATTATCTCCGATACAAAGATTATGAAACCAATAGTCTGCTTCTGTAGTAATAATACCAGAAGGTTTACCATATGATTCATACTCAATGCATATATTACCTGTCTTCATCCACATTCCTCTTTCAGATTTAACTTCTATTTTTTTATTAGTCATCATCTCTGCTATTTTATCTTCTCTTATTTTACCATATTGTAAATCAATATCGAATTTTTTTCTATCTTTTTTAGTGGGTTTCACTCCAATTACCTCCTATTTTATATTGTCCTGTTAAATTACATCGCATATTAAATTGCTCTGTTACCTTTTCAATACTCTCAACACCCATTCTACCTACAGCATCTGCTTGAGATTCTTTTACTTGTAGTTGCCATTCATCATGTATGTTAGCAACAAAACAAGCATCAAGAGTATTAAGTTTTATTAATTGATATAAGTTTATCATAGCCTGTTTCATAACAATAGCACCACTACCTTGTAGTAAAGTATTTAATGCTGCGTGTTGACTTCTAACATATATTTTTCTTCCGTCAATACCTTTTAAAAATCCACGATTAGCAGCTTGTTGAACTCTATCTCTTAATTTTTTAAGAGCAGGTAAATTACTAAAGAATCTATTTTTTAAAGCTTTACCTTTCTTTATATCTCCATTAATAATACTACCTATCTTTGCATCTCCTGCCCCATATACTAAAGCATATATAAATGTTTTAGCTTGGTCACGAGTTTTAAGTCCTGCAAGTTCTTGATTAGTAGAATGTATATCTCCATTAATTACTTCTTCAATATAGTTTGCATCGTTCATATAATGAGCTAACATTCGTAACTCTAATCCACTAGCATCAATACCTACAAGTTTATATCCTTCTGGAACAGACCAACAAGCTCTACATTCTTTACCATAAGGACTATGTATGTTAGGAACTTGAGCCATGTTAGGACTTCTATGTGTCATTCTACCTGTAATAGTTCCGTTAGGTATAACACTACCATGAACTCTATTATCTTTAACTTCATCAATCCAAGATGATACTTGAGCTATACGCTTTTGATATAACAAAAAGTCAGCAATAAGTTTAGCTTCTTTTATATGTTTAATCTTTTTAAGTGTGCTTTCATCTACAATAGGTTGACCTGTAGGAGTAAACCTTTCAGGTTTCCAACCAAAGTCTATAAGATATTCTCCTATTTGTTTACGACTACCAAGATTAAAGTCAACTAACTTCTGCCTCATAAAAGATTGAGTATGGTCTGACTTTTGTATAGATTCATATTCTTCATCAGTAAGTCCACGCTTAGATAATGTTCCGTCTTTCTTTATATAAGGTGTAACTAACTTATCATCAACCCATTTAGGTTTAAATGTTTTCTGAACTTCATCTTCTACATCTGCCATGTTTTGTTTTAGTTCTGCTAATAAAGTCATAGCTTGTTTACTATCAAAATAAAATCCTGATTTTTCTTGTTGTGACATAATTGCAGCAGTTAACTGTTCTATATTAAATGATTTTTTACTAAAACCAGAACCTTCATCAATTAAATAATGGTAAACTGCTTCGTTAAGTTTAACATCTTGTTTACAATAATCTAACATTTGTGGAGTATAGTTATCAAACTCAGGTTGTTCTTGTTTAGGAATACCTAATCTATAACCCCAAGTTTTAAGACTATGTCCATTTTCTCTAACAGGATTATATAATCTAGACATAACTAATGTATCTATTATCTTACCAGAATATCTAAAACCATATAATCTTTTTAATACTGGTAAATCAAAACTTATAATGTTATGTCCTATTAAAGTATCAGCACTTGCTAATAGTTCAAGAGCATCATCAAGTTTATCAGGTCCAAATTTATAAAAGTCTCCTTTTATTTCTTTAGCTACAATGCACCATATTTTACTTGCATTTAAATCATCAGTTTCAATATCAAAAATAATCTTCATTACTAAATGTTTCCTCGTCTGTTATCTCATGTAATCTACCAGTATCTATGTCATATTTTAAACTACAAGCCATACCTGTGTCTCCTGTATATCGTGACTTCAAGACTCTGACTTTAGTTATATTAGCTTCATCAGGATTTTCTGCCTGTTGATTTCTTTCTAATGCTATCACACAATCAGATAGTTGTGCAATACCTTGTGAACCTTTAAGATGTGATAATGATACTTCAATACCTTTCTCATGTCCTCTGTCTCCTGCAGCTCTTCTTAAATGTGATACTAATATCATACCTACACCTGTTTCTTCAACAAGACTACGCAATCTATTCATAAGCATGTCAATACCTCTGCGTTCATCTCCTTCTGTTAATACATTGACAAGCATATGTAGGTGGTCAACCACTACCCAATCACATTCACAACCTACAATAATATATCTTAGTTTAGAAAAGATTTCATCTATGTCTGTTGCTCCTAAATGAGCATGAATAAATACTCTACCTTCTTGTATTGCATTATCAAATAAAGTGTGCAGTTCTTCATCTGTATACTTAGCTCGTTTTTCTGATAAATATATTCTATCATTAGCTTCAATAGATACAATTCCGTCAGCAGTTCTTAACCAGTTTTCTTCTAGTGCTATGATACCTACATTATCTTCTGTATTTTTAATAAGATGATGTTCAAGTTCTCTAGTCACACTAGACTTACCAAGTCCTGTGCCACCAGTAAGAGTAACGAGTTCTCCTTTACGCATACCATAAAGCTTTTTATTTAAACCTTCCCAAGGATATGCAATACTTTCTTTTACTTCTCTGTTTAACCAATCATCCTTTTTACTAGATAGTTCCATAATACCAGAAGGTGTATAGGTCTTAGCCTCCCACCATGCTGTTGAAAACTCTTGGAATTTTTTCTTGGCTAACATTTCGTTAGCATCTTTATATCCATTCGGTAAGTTTATTATCTTAGCTTTACTTGGCTTGAGTATTCTAGCTACTTGTCTTGCAGCTTCAATACCTGCTTTGTCATTATCAAAACACAAGACAACATTATCAAAGCTTTCTACAAACTCAATACTTTCTCTTATATCTTTAACAGCAGATGAAGCTCCTCGTTTAATAGATACAACACTAGACTTGCCTTGCATTAATTCATAGACTGCCATAGCATCACATTCACCTTCTGTTATTGTAAGATACTTACCACCTTTATTACGATACAGTTGTTCTCCAAATAAACCTGTGCCTTGAAATGTACCATTACATGAAAAGTTTTTATTGTCTACATATCTGGTCTTGGTTGCAACTATCTCACTACCATTGTGAAATGGATAGATGTGTTGTTTAACTTGACCATTGTTATCTTTAATAACTTTGACACCAAACTTTCTTGCAGTATTTTCTGATATATTTCTATCAGTCAAAGCTCCATATACTCCTGTATATGAATTAAGAAATGATGTTTCAGGTTGTTTCATTGGTATAACTGTATCACTATCTGCATTGTCATAGTCTGGAAAAAATGTATTACAACTAAAACATTTTGCAGAACCATTGTCGTTTAATGAAACAGCATCACTACTATCACATTTTGGACATGGTAATTTATGTTTAACAAATTGTGTATTCAATTCTATCTCCTATAAAATAGAGGTGTGTCTCAGCCGATACTATGTATGGACTACTCCACACCTCATTACAATTAAGAGTTTTCTTCGGTTGAAGTTTCCTCTTCTTGAATAGTTGGTCCACCATCTTCTGTTGGTGTTTCAACTATAGCTTCAGGACAATCAGCTAGTAATGTTTCAAGATTACCTTGATGTCCTTGTGTAGCAAAGTTTAG